CCGCTCCGCCCCGGCGGCCACGTTCTCGGCCAGCCGGGCCAGCTCCTCGTCCGTGGCCCCGGCGGCGATGCCGAGCGCCACGGTCCTGCGCCCGGAGGCGTCCAGCCCGGCCGCGAAGTCCTCCAGCTTGGCGGCTGCGCCCGGTCCGGCGGCGGTGACGAACTCCTCCACGCCCCGGCCGGTCTTGCCGATCTGGAGCGAGAGGTTGGACAGCTCGTCGGCCGTGGTGCGATCCCCGAGCACGCCCATGACGTCGCGTACCTCGGCACTGTGCGTGCCGATCTTGACGAGCTGCTCGTCCGAGGCGTTGAGCGCCCGGGCCACGGCCATGGAGGCGTTGTTCAGCGCGGTGAACCGGCCGAGCAGCGAGTCCACCCCGACCACGACCTTGGTCACGGCGCTGGCGGCCAGCCCGCCCCAGAGGATGATGCCGTGCGCGGCCAGCAGGAAGGCCAGGACCGGGGTCGGGGTGATCTTGAGAATGTCGTTGACCACGGTGAGGATGGCGTCGCCCACGGCAGCCAGGTCCTCGGCCACGTGAGTCATGGCGGTGGCCTGGAGGAACTTCTCCAGGATGCCGCCGAGCTGGTCGAACCCGCGCCCGATGAGGGCAAGGTCCTTCTCCCCGGTGGCCATGAACGTGGCGAACCCGCCCGTGCCCTGCTGCATGCGGAGCACGATCCGGGCACCCAGCCGGTCCAGGTAGTCCCCGGTCTGGAGCACGAGCTGATTGAACGTCCCGGTCCGGGCGTTCATGACCTCCAGCACGTCACCGAACAGCTCGTAGACCTGCGGCCGGACCGCGTTCTCCAGCTTCTGGAAGCTGTCCGTGAGCGGGGCCACGGTGGTGTTGAGCGCCTGCCCCACCGTGTATACGTTCTTCATCTGCTCGTACACCTTGCGAGCAGACTGGTAGGCGGCTGCACCCCATGCGGTGATGGCGACGGTGCCGGCGATGAGGGCGGGCACCCACAGCGCGAGCACCTCGATGAGACCGTCCAGGATGATGTGCCAGCGTGCGACCTCCCCGAGCAGGGCGGTGTTGCCGAAGAACCCGCCCCACAGGGTGACCTGCTTGGTGAAGAAGCTCCACCGGCCACCGCCGGCCGCTGCTGCCTCGGCACTCTTCTCGGCCGCCGATGCCGCGATGAGCAGCGCGTCGGCTGCTTCCTTAGCCTCGTTGTCCACGCTGAGCAGGCCGCTGCTGAGCAGCATCTGAGCAGCGTTCGCGTACTTGGAGGCGTCCCCGGCGCTGCGCGCGGTGGCGGCCAGGTTGGCGTACCGGCTGACCAGGGCCGCCGCTTCGGTGCCGGTGGCCCGGTAGGCGGCATTCTGGAGGGTGCTGGCGGCGTAGGAGTACCGAGAGGCGTCGGCCGCGCTGTCCGCGTTGACTGCCAGGTCGCGCAGCGCTCCGATGGCGTCGTCCACCGACATGTTCATGCCAGCTACGGACCGGTCCAGCTCCTCCCAGGCCCGGTCGTCATTCGGGTTGGGAGCGAGGTCCGCCCCCCGGACGGACGCGTCGGCCTCGCCTACTGACGTGGTGAAGTACTCCACGTCGAGCGCGAGCTGCTGCCACCCGCTCGCGTCGGCCGCGTCGTCCACGGCCTGGCCGAACCCGCCGACGTCGAAGGAGAGCTGCTCCCACGCGCGGGTGTCGTTGGGATTGGGGGCGAAGTCCCCGGCGTCGCCCCGGGCCTCGGCACTGGCACGCTCCAGCTCGTCGGTGACGGCTGCCTCGGCCTCGGCCAGCGCCCGCCATGCCTCCTCGTCGTTCGGGTCAGGCGCGAATCCCCCGGCGGCTGGAGGAGGTCCCGGAGGCGGCACTCCCCCGCCGGCCGCTCCGCCCTCGGCCACGGGGGTAGGGGCGGTGGCCGCGCGCTCGTCCTGGCCAAGCTGGTGAAGCTGCTCCTGCGCCGGGGCGATGTCCACCCGGGGCACGATGGGCTCCTCCTGCGCCATGTTCCGGAGCGCGGTCATGCTGTCCGCGAGCTGGGCGAACTCGGCCTCGAAGTTGTACCCCGCCGCGCCGTGCCCGGCTCCCACCGGCACGGCCCCGCGCACCTGCGAGGCAGTCAGCGCGGTGTTCTCGCGCAGCGGGATGGAGGCCAGCGCCGCCCGCCACCCCGCGATCTGGGCCATGCCCTGGCTGGTGTCCAGGTCTACCTTGGTGGTCACCTCGTCGGGCAGGTCGTTCAGCGCGTCGGAGACGGCCTGCGCTCCGGCCATGGCGGTGGTGCCGGCCTCACCGAGCTGGCCGAGGCTGGAGTGGGTGCCCTGTGCCGCGTTGGTGTAGGCGAGCAGGGCCTGGGTCTCGCCCTGCACCGCCGCCGCACGGGTCCGGATGGCGGCGGCCAGCGCGCTGAAGCTGGTGAGCTGCCGCTGGAGGAACCCCAGGTACTGATCAGCGGTCTGGTACCCGGCGAAGTTGGCGCGGTTATCCAGCAGCTTGAACTGATAGAGCTGCTGCTGGAAGGCGTAGGCCTGCTGCGGGCTGGAGAACCCGAGCCACTTCTGCCGGTTGAGCAGGGTGGTGTAGTTCAGCTCCTGCTGAAGGTCCGACATGTGCTGGGTCATGTCGTTCCGGCCGCCGTACAGCGTCTGCTGGTTGGCTGTCTTGGCGGCCTGGCCGAGCCCGGTGTAGGCGGCCTGCTCGTTCTTGAGTGCGCGGGTGTCCGCGTCGTGCGCGGCGGCGGCCTTGGACGCGCCGTCGACCTCGGCCTGCCCCTCAAGCTGGGCGGAGCGCTTGAGCGCGTCCAGCTCCGCTCGGGCCTCGGCCGCCTTCCGCATCAGGTCCGAGAAGTCACCGATGGCCTTGTAGATGACGGTCCAGTACTCTTCACCTGCCACTACTGCTCACCGCCCCCGGGAGGGGGAGCGCCACCGCCGCCGAACATGGAGAAGAACGCCTCGAAGCTGCCGGTGCCGTTCTCCGCCTCCACCCCGTGCTGCGGGTCGGCGGCCACCCGGGCGAACCGGGGGTCGTCTTCGATGCTGTCAGCTACCTTCTCACCCCGGATGGCGTCAAGCTCAGCGTCCCGGCCGGTGCCCAGGATGCTGATCTGCTTCACCATGTCCACCAGCGGGTTGCGCCCGTTCTTCCTCTCGACTGGTGCCTGGGCTCCGATGAACAGGCAGATCGTCTGGGCCAGCCATTCGGTCTGCCTGAGCCCGGCTAGCCGCTCCTGCTCCCGGCGGCGGCCGGCCGCTTCCGCGCACTGCCGGAACCGGCAGACGGGGAGACTGAGGATGTACTCGTCTGTCCACCCGTACTCGTGGCTGAGGAGGTCGAAGGCCTGGGCGAACGCCCCGGCGAGCTGCTCTCCGCCAGTTCGGACGGGCTCGGCTCGGGCTCGGTCTTTCCCCGGCTCTGACCCGTCTTGACGAACATCTGCCACAGGTCCCTGAGCTTTTTTCCCAGGGCCTGCAAGTCGGCGGACTCGCGCCGGACGATTACCTCGATGAGGTCCACGGTGTCAGCCGGCTCCGGGTTGAACATCTCCGTATTGAACTGGTCCCACAGGGCCTGGTTGTCCTCGCCCTCCTGCTTGGTGAGCTGGGAGCGCGGCTTATCCACCAGCCCGGAGGGCTGGCACATGGACTGGAGGAACCCGATGGCGGCCTGCTCCGCCTCGGGGATGGACATGAGCACGAGCATCGCCAGGCTCTGGCTGAACTGCTCCGCCCCGGCGCTGAAGTCGAGCCCGGCCTGCATGACGGCCGGGCCTGCGCCCTGCGTCAGGATGCGCAGCAGCCGGAATAGCTGCCGGGTCCTGAGCCGGACGATATCCACCTCGAACCCGCTGGAGAGGGTAAGCGTCTCAGGCACCGGGTCGATGCGGTCAAGCTCGGACTCTTCGGGCACGGCAGCCTCCAAGGCTCTGGGGTGCTAAGGGGAAGCGGGGCTAGACGACGGTGCCGCCGCCGGCACCGAACGGCTCGGCCGTGAACGCGCCGGCCTGGTTGCCCGGCCACGAGACCAGGCGGCCGATGCTGGAGCCGTACGACTGCGGCAGCGCCACGCCCACCTCGTTGACGGTGGAGAACAGCGCGCGGCCGGCGATGCTGCAACTCAGGCCGGTCTTGTACGACGGGCCGGTGAAGGAAAACGGCTGGAACTGCACCCGGTACAGCACGAAGTCCAGGGTGCGGAGCGCGCCCCCGGAGTCCTTGGACGGGACCCGGATGGCCAGCGGCTGCGTCACCTGGTTCATGCTGCTCAGGGTCCACAGCGGGATGGCGTAGTAGTCGTTCGGGCTGGCGCCCGAGCTGGTGACCGTCGTCCCCGTGATCAATGCGATGGTCGAGAAGGGGATATACCCCTCCTCAATGGTCA